AGTAACAACATTACCATGGCGTAATATCCACGAGTTGTCATGGTTGTCATTAGTCTTTTCATATAGACTTCGATTGAGTGGCACTGAATTACAGTTATCAATATGACCGTGACCGAACTGCTTATCGTATTGTATTGCAGTTTCATTCAGATACATAAAGCCTCCGTGATATGGATCCATGTATCGTTTATAGATACAATGACACACATCTTTTGGATTGTTATTACGCTCGAAAGCAGCTTTGAAGACTTTATGACAATGACTACAACGAGTATCGACTAATGGACTGTCGCATTCTCTATTGAAGTGACGAGCGATATCTAGACGATTCTCAATAGGCACTTCAACGAAGACGTAGTCGGTTGCATGATCAATACCTAGTAGCACTTTCTCTGAATGCGATACTAGGGTTTCAATCGCTTTATCAACGACTGTTTTCTTTGGTTGCATAGCTGATCCTTTCATTTAACTATGTTGGCTATTAATATTACTTACAAGGTAATATTAAAGAGATTATTTTTAAATTATGACAAGGAATTTAGAAAATAATATTATGCAGGCAGCATTGTGGGAGCTCGATATTGGTCGGGAATCACCCAAAAGGCATAGTAATCTATCCTATACGGGTATATGTCTAACCACCCCGGCCCCTCTTCTCTCTAATAGGAGACACTTCGGTACGTCGGAGCACAACGCGGTCCCGCTTTTAAAAACAAGGACTCCCTTTCGGGAGCCCTTGCTGCACCTAAATTAGTCAAGAACCTCGAAGCCGTCAGTCTTTTTAGCTTCTTCTTTCTTGTCTTCATCAGACTCTATGTCTAGATGCTCATCCTTTTCTTCTTCTATTTCAGATGATAACTCATCCAAGAAGTTGTCGAGGTTGTTCTTGCTTTTCTTGCCTTTCAGCAATTCAGCTAGAGCATCTTTGACTTTACCTTTGGCAGGCACGAATCCGTTGAAGGAATCCATGTCATTTGGCATGATACCTTCGATGTCCAAGTCTTTCACACAAGCCTTGTTCGAATGGTTATGTATGTCAGAGATACGACTCCATGTTCTGGTGTCGATGATCTGGAACTGGATAACCAATCTACCTGATCGCCATGCATCGTAGAACTTGCTGTTAGCAAATGCAAAATACATGAACCTCAAGGCATGCATCGGGTTCTTGAAGAAGTTACTAGCTCGATCAAGACCTTCGATCTTGTGGAACTTCTTAGACACCTTGTTATCGGCTGCCATAGGCGTTACGTTATATTTGTCGGCCATGTTGGACCTCCTATATGTTGGCTACAACTACGTGTAGCAGGTTGATCATACAATGTTGTAACATACATCATATGATATATTATATAGATTATTTTTAAAATCCCTAAGGATTTTAGAAAATAATAATATGCACTAGCAGATGAAGGTAGCCGTAAAGGCCACAGCGGTGGCCGACAACGGTGGTCTCCCTTTTAAAAACAAAGGCACCCATTGAGAGTGCCTTTGCCAACCTTGAAATTAATCAAGTATATCTTCCAAAGAATCGGAAGAGGTTTCAACCTTCTTTTCAGAGGTTTTATCCTTCTTCTTCTTCTTTGGAGAAGAATCGAGTTCCGCTTGCAAGATCTCGATTGCAGCAACGATTGCTTTCTTCTTACCTGTAAGGCAAGCGAAAAGCACAACTGCAAAAGCCTTGCGTTTCATTACGAAACCATCATGACCTTTTGGGTCATTTGACATGATTCCGCCGAAAGGCTCGTTAGCCACTACATGGTGACGATCCTTAAGAAAGTCAGCGTAGTAGGTTAACGTTGCAGACGAAGACTGCTTGAACAGCTTCTTCGATGCAAGCAACGAGTAAACAACTCTTGCAAGTTGATACACGTTCTTTGTTGTATTTCGAGCCATGTTGGACTCCTTTCTGCGCTATTGCGCTTTGTGCAGTTACAACAACTGCGGTTAATACACGACGGATTAGTAATTAATCACATCGAGTTATATATAATAAAGTATAAGAATATAAGTTATTATATATTATATAGATTATTTTTAAATTATTAGAGAGTAAGTTAATGAAGAGAGAGTAAGTTAAGGAAATAATTTAGAAAATAAGATACGAGATATAGATTTAAAAATATTATTAATGGAATAAATAATATTTTTTAGATATAAAAAGAAGGGGGGTATAAAAATATAAGGGGGTGTATATATATAGGCGTATTTTTTTAAGTTTATTTAAAGAAGTGTCCCCTAGTAGAGATAACAATTGGTTAAATTTTAACCAGGAGGTATAATGATTCTCTACAATGATCCCTGCGATGATGTAGGTATTAGTGTTAGTGATTGGATAAAAAGGATTAATAATGAACAAAAAACATTTAAAGCAGGATTTGATAGTACTAGGCGTGATAGCGGTAATCATCTTGCTAGCTATTGGGGTTCATTATGGACAATAAACAAAAACTTGCCATCATTAAAGAAGCACGAAGAAGAAAACTCTTATCAAGATACGAAACCGACTTTGAAAGATTCGCAAAGGATCAAGTCAAAATAATAACAAAAGATGCTGCTAAGGGGTTTACTCCATTCTTATTTAATGATGCACAAAAAGAAATAAACAGACAACTAGAAAAACAATTAAAAGAAAAAGGCAGAGTACGAGCACTTGTATTAAAGGCTCGTCAACAAGGAATATCTACATATTGTACTGCTCGCACTGCATGGAAGAGTTACTTTACTCCTAATGCAAGATCTGTGGTAATGGCTCATGACAGTGCTACTTCTGATGCTTTATTTAGCATGAGCAAAAACTTAATAGAAAGAATGGAAAATGAATTCAAACCTCCTTTAATAGCATCAAACGCAAAGGAGATTAAATTTGAGCATAACAATGCAGGATATAGATTATATACGGCGGGTTCTCCAGAAGCGGGTCGTGGAACTACCCCTACTATTGCTCACCTTAGTGAGGTGGCCTTTTGGACTTTTGACGAGAAGATTCTTGCCGGATTATTCCAAGGTATCTCTCAAGCTGAGGGTACCGAAGTTATACTGGAATCGACAGCCAACGGTGCAAAAGGAGAATTCTATAGGCTTTGGAAGCAAGCTGAAAAAGGTTATTATAGAGGTGAGTCAGAGTACATACCTATATTTCTACCTTGGTATATCACTTCTGAATATAGGAGAGAAGCTCCGGAAAATTTTGAACCTACTGAAGAAGAGCTTAAACTCATTGATGAACATGGACTGGACTTTGATCAGCTATACTGGCGTCGTCTCAAGATTTCTGAGTCGGGTGAAAGAAAATTTGTCCAGGAGTATCCGAGTCATCCTGAGGAAGCCTTCTTAGTTAGTGGCAGCAGTGTATTTGATTTAGGTAAATTAAACGCTCTTGAACCCGTACCTTATTTAAAGAAGATGAGATTAGACTTAGATTCTAAGTTTTTTGAAACTACTAACGAGGGTGACATTGAAATCTATGATTATCCTAACCATGAAAAAGGATATGTTATAGGAGCTGATGTTGCTCTTGGAGTAGGTAAAGATTATTCTGCTTCTATTGTGCTTGATGAAAAGCGCAATATAGTTGCAGTATATAGAAACAATAGAATAGATCCTAGCAAGTTCGGAGACTTTTTATTCTATCTAGGAAGATATTATAACAATGCTTTGCTTGCTGTAGAATCTAACTCTATGGGTATAGCTACACTACAGAAGTTAGATGACATGGGGTATATAAATTTATATAAGCAAACAAAGATTGCTAACGTAAGTAGAGAAGAAGGAGAAAGATTAGGCTTTAGAACTACTACAGCAACTAGAAGTACAATAATAGGAAACTTAAAGAATGCTATAGAAAACGAGGACGTATACATACCTAGCATTGAAGTTATCCAGGAACTAAAAGACTATATAGTAAATGACCATGGGAAAGCAGAAGCAGCTCCAGGATGTTATGACGATTATGTAATGTCTCTTGCTATTGGATTAGAAGTACTGCGCTCTCACTATGATCGTATAACAACTAATAAGGTGCCATGGAACCAAAAGTTTTCAACGACACCTACAGATAATACGAGGTGGATATGATACTAGAAACTGCACTTATGTGTATGGCTGCTAATATATATCACGAGGCAAAGAACCAATCTATGCTAGGGCAATTTGCGGTTGCTCAAGTAGTAATGAATCGAGTAGAAGACCATAGATACCCTAACACAATCTGTGAGGTTGTAAAGCAGGGTTTAACATATAAAAACGGAAAGGTAGTAATAGGCAAATGCCAGTTTTCCTGGTACTGCGATGGAAAGTCTGATGAACCTAGAAGAAAAAGTAAAGCATGGAGTAACGCTATAAGACATGCATCTATAATAATGGGTGAAAGTATTAATCTAGACGTAACCGATGGTGCTACTCACTATCACGCAAGCTACGTTAGGCCATCATGGGCTAAAACAAAAACACGAACAACGAGGATTGATAAACATATATTCTATAGGTGGGAGAAGTAACTATGAGTAAAAACGTTAAGCTTTCTGTAGGAAGAGGTGAAAAGAGATCAGTAAAATCAGGAGCTGGATTAACGGCAAAAGGAGTAGCAAAGTATAAACGCGCTAATCCTGGATCTAAACTAAAAACTGCTGTAACAGGTAAAGTAAAACCTGGAAGTAAGGCAGCAGGCAGAAGAAAATCTTTTTGTGCGAGGTCTAAGGGATGGACCGGCGAAAGAGGTAAAGCTGCTAGAAGAAGATGGAAATGTTAAAGTGTCCCCTATTAGAGAATTTTATAAAAAACAGTGGAGAGTAACATGAGTAGAGGTGGCAATTCACATCCAAACTCACTAAAGAACCTGCGCCCCTTCACTCGTGAAGGTGCGCGCGCGGGCCAAAAAAATTCGGTAATTGCGCGTAAAGCTAATAAAGAAGCGCGGGAAGCTTTAAAAGTAACGCTAAAAGATTGGCAAGCTTTAAAAGATGAAGTGAAAGACGATGCACCAGCAGCATTAGATGTATTAAAAATAGCAATGACAAAAGCATTAGCTGCTGAAGATATGGATGAAGCAACAAGACTAGCAACAGTATTAGCTGAGTTTGAAGCACCAAAATTACAAAGACAAGATATAACACAAGTCACTCAGACTTCTGATATGACCGACGAACAACTACAGAAAGCTTTAGAAGATATGGATCTTGAGTTTACTGTAGAACCTAAAAACTTTAACTAATGGAACCATATGAGGAATTAATGTGGAAGATACGAAATCCTTACAAAAGGGTAGCAAGTACAATGAATATGACGAGGACGGAGACGGAATTGTTACAGATGAAGAACTCAGGCATGTCAAAGAAATTAAGGAAGTCGAACATAATTTACGGAAACAACGTGCACAGAGACGAATGGCCACTTGGACACTTATCGGAATGGGTGCGTTCACGGTGGTAATGTTTGTTTTACCTTTAGAAAGAATAGCTGCATTAGCCGATATTAGTAATTTATTTTATATTAGTGGCGCAGGTATAGTAGGCGCATACATGGGTACAACTGCTTATATGAGCAAAAAATAAAAAGGAAAGTTATGGCTTTTAAATTATCACAAAGATCGTTTCAGAAACTAGTTGGCGTACACCCATATATGGATTCTGTTGTAAGGAAGGCTATTGAATTAACTAAAGTAGACTTTGGTGTTATATATGGTGTAAGAACCGTAGAAGAACAAGAAAAGCTAGTAGCTGCTGGCAGATCACAAACTATGAAGAGTAAGCATTTAAAACAAGATGATGGCTATTGTCATGCTGTAGACTTAATGGCATATGTAGACGGAGAACCTTGTTGGGAAATAAATGTGTATGATGATATATGTGATGCAATGAAAGAAGCAGCTAAAGCACAAAATATAGCTATTAAGTGGGGAGCTGCTTGGTCTGAAGGTGATATTAGAGACTATCCAGGCACTGCTGAAGAAGCTATGAATAAATACGTTGATCTAAGAAGATCACAAGGAAGACGCCCGTTTATAGATGGGCCACATTTTGAATTAATACTTGATTGATTGAACCCAGGAGCGGATCATGCCAGAAGATAAAACATATATTCAGCAATCTGTTGAACAAGATATAAAAGACCAGAAAAAAGAAAAACATGAAGATCGTGTTTTACCAAAGCCTGGAGAATACGACGGAATAGATTTAGAAAGAGCAGCTAAGATATACTCTCCTATTGGAGGTAAATATTAATGGCACAAAGTTACGGTTATAAAGAACCAGTAACTGATGAACAGCTTATTAATATGATAGAGCAGGGTGTTCAAAGTAGTACTGGTGATTTTTTAAATAGTTCTGATCTTGCAAGAGAAAGACTGAAATCAACATATGAATATGCTGGCGTGGCGGCTGATCATCTATCACCACAAGGAGTTTCATCAATAGTTGATACTTCTACAACAGAGGTTATTGAGGCTTATACTGCTATACTTTCTGATTTATTTTTATCTAATCATAGGTTAGCTAGGTTTGTGCCTTATGATGATAGTCCAGGAGCTTTTAAAGCTGCAAGAGACGCAAGTGATGTAGTAAACTACTGTATATTTAAAAAGAATAATGGCTGGGAGTTTTTATCTAGCTGGATTAAATGTTCTTTGCTATGGAAAAATGCAGTATGTAGATGGGATTACATAGAAGATTATGATTATGTGTTTGAGGATTACGAAGAAGTAACTCAAATGAAGCTTGACGAAATTTTATCTGATAGTACTGCAGAGGTAATTGGTGAATTAAAATACCAAAACAGAACTACTAGTATGGATAACGAAGTAAACAACGTTGAGCTAGTATATAAAGACGTACGAATAAGAAAGAAGATAGATAAGTCTAGAGTTAAGTTGGAGTTAGTTCCACCTGAAAACTTTAGAATATCAAGAGATGCTACAGAAATAGAAGATGCTCAGTTTGTAGGTATACAGACTCAGATGACTAGATCTGAAATAAGAAAATATTATCCTGACGTAGTTGATGATATTGATTTTGATAATATGCACGATACTTCATGGTTAGGTTCTGCAAAATACTCACAAGATGTAGCAGCTAGAAAAGCTGTAACAGGACAAGAGTATTGGCAAGGATCTGTTGAACAACATGAAGTACCGTTAGAAGCAAACATAAATGTGAATGTAACTGAATGCTGGATTGAAGTAGACAGAGACGGAGATGGCATTGCTGAACTAAAGCACATAATGACTATTGGTAACCACATTGTTTATGAAAACGATGTAGAAGAAATACCACTAGCATCTATTGTGCCTATTGATATACCGTTTGAATTTTATGGTTTGTCAATGGCAGACTTTACAAGAAGCTCAACATTAGCTTCTACAGCAATACTAAGAGGTTTTGTAGAAAATACATATCTTACAAACTATGCTCCTAAGTTAGCGGATCCTAATATAGTTGATTTTTCTGCTTTACAAAATATGAAGCCAAAGCAGATAATACCTACTAATGGTAATCCACAAGCTGCAGTTTCTACTTTACCACCTGAAACTATATCTACTGGTACTGTGCCTTTACTAGAGCATTTGCAAACTATTAAAGAGCAAGCAACTGGTATGAGTAAGACTGTACAAGGTCTTAATGACACATTGTACGTTTCAGGAAATTCAGAACAAAAGTTCGCCGCTGTCCAATCAGCAGCCCAGAAGCGTATTCAACATATTGCGCGGCGTTTTGCGGAAACAGGATTTAAGCGGTTGATTGCTGGAGTCTACGAAACTATGCACAAGAGCATGAAGCGTAAAGTTTCATATAGCATGGATGGTGTATATAAAACCGTAGATATGAACGCACTTCCATCTAAGATGGACGTTGAAATTCTTCTTGATATAGGAGAAAATAGTAATAGTAACAAGTTACAAAAATTACAAAAAATAGGTGCAGAAGTTCTTCCAGCTCTTAATAATAATGGTGCAGGTATAGTTATACGACCTGAAGCACCAGCTGTTTTAGCAACTCAAATAATAGAATCCATGAATATGGATAGTAACGATTTCTTAGAAGATTACAATACTGAAGAGTTTAGACAACGAGCAATGGAGTCTGTTGAAAAGCAAACAAAAGACGCTGAACTAGCAAAGCAGCTTGAGCAACAAAGAGCTGCTGCTGAAGTTGACTTACAATCAGCAAATGTACAGTATACTAGAGCTCAAGCTAAAAATACAATGGACGATAATGCTAGACAATTAGCAGTCTCTATTGATAAACATTTTCAAGAATGGGCAGATTTAAATATTAAAGCTGTCAAAGAAGGAACGCAAGTGCCACAACATCCTTCTTATAACGAAATATTAATGATGGCACAACAAATATTAGGAGGACGCCCAAATGGGAACAGTAACAATTAATGCTTCAGGCGTTGGCGCAGCTCAGTCAGGAACAGTAACTACTGCTGGCGGATCTGGTGGAGGTATTATTATGGTAACAAACCATAGTGATGCTACAATAACGTTTGATGTGGCGACTGCTGGTACAGTAGTGCAATCAGATTTAACAATAGGGCCTAAGGACTACCAAATAGTCACAGGTCTTAACAATGGTGCACAAACCTTGGTGAACTTAAAAACTTCTCATGGTACTGCTGCACAAGTTAACGAAGTAGTGTACAATACACTAGTAACCTAAATGAATAAGGAAGCTATGATAACGCATACTGTTATGGTTATCGGACTTTGCTTATTCATTTATTATCTTGCTTTTTAAGGAGAAACAAATGAATAGACATTTAGAAATTATAGATTGGTTTAATAATTACACACCTTATACTATTGGCTTTGATAGATTGGTGGAACGATTAGCCGCAAATACTAACACGGATACTTATCCTCCGTTTAATATTATAAAGGAGGACGCAGAAAACTTTAAGATAGAAATGGCTGTAGCTGGCTTTGAAAAATCTGAAATAGATATTACAGTAGCTGACGGTATGCTATCAATTAAATCTGCAAAAGAGAATAAAAACGATGATGATAAACTTTACAGAGGTATTTCTTACAGAAAGTTTAATAAAAAGTTTACGCTAGCTGAAGATGTAATCGTAAAAGACGCATCACTAATCTGCGGATTATTAACTATTAAACTAGAAAAAATACTTCCTGAAGAGAAGAAACCTAGGACTATTAAAATAAACTAAGGATTATTATGGACCAGTATAAGAAAGCAGCCGAGACGAGGCTAAATAATTCTGCGTCCCATGGAAATCATAAAGTTCACCCGGAAGAACTAGCACGAAGAGCCCACACCCGTGGGCACTTTGCAGCTAAAGAACGAGATGAGTTTTTTGATCAAGTCTATGGTGATATACTAGTAGAATATTTTATGCAATGGTTAAAAACCGAGCCTCACGAAACTAAGTCTCGAGAGTTTTTATATGCATCTGCTATGGCGCTAGGTAGTGTCAAAGAGAAGATGATTGCTTTCGAAACTTATGGAAAAAACATACCACACATGAAGGAGAATAGTAGTGAGGGAGATAAATAAATCGGAATTATTGTATAATATCGATAATATGATAAATACATTAGAGTATGATTCAATGCGATCACCAGGTAAATGTAAAATAAATGCAAGTTTATTAGTTAACCTGTATGCTCTTAAAGATGTATATTTAAAGGAATTAAAGAATTCAAAAGCAGCCCCTAAAAAGGAGGTAGCAAATGGATAACAATACAGAAGCGCAAGTGGACTCTACCCAACAGGATGACTCCCAAGCCGATGTAGGTCGAACAGAGGAACAGTTGCTGGCTGACATTGTTCGTAATTCGGATTTTGTTTCGAATGACGAGGAATCTCTACCCGAAGAGCAAGTACCTGAGTTAGACCCGGAAAAATCAGATTCAGAGACCCAAGAGTCTGAGGAAGCCGTTAGTGAAGAAGTTGAAGAAGAGGTTCAAACAGAAGGTGAAGAAGTTCCAGTTGAGGATGCTGCGACTGCCGCTACCCAACAATCTGAAATTTACTCGCAAGATGATTTGGACTTAGATGCTAAAGTTTCTGTCAAAATTGATGGACAAGAAACTGAAATATCTTTTGGTGATCTTATTAAAGGTTACTCTACTGAACAATCTCTTTCTAATAAGGGTCGAGAGCTTGGAGATGCTAGGAAAAAACTCGAAGCAGAATTTCAAAGTAAACTAACAGAGCTTGACAATATGTCTAAAGCAAGTGTAGCTGTACTTTATTCTCAAGAGAAAGCCAAAGCAGATCAATATCATGAGCTTGAAAAAAAGATCACTGAAGCACGTACAAGTGGTGATACTTACAATTTAACTGAATTAAAAGATCAACGCGAACAAGCACAAAAGGAGTATTGGGAAGCCAGACAACAACGTGAGGGTTTAGGACAGGCTGTTCAAAAAAGCCAAGAAGAACAATTACAAAAGGAATGGCAAGCTTCAATATCTCATTTTAATGAAACAATACCGACGTTAATACCTGGATATGATGAAAGCAAAGCGAAACAAATTCGTGAGTTTGCATTAGCTGAAGGTATATCTGAAGATGTTTTAAATATGGTAGTTGACCCAACTATTGTAAAGTTTGTTGATGATTACAGACAGTTAAAACAAGGCGTTACTAAAGGCGCTGTAAAACGTAAAGCATTACCTGCTAAAAAAGCCCCAGTTAAAAAAGCTAAGACTGTTACACAACAGAAATCTGATGCTAAACAAGTACTGAGGTCTAAAGTGCTAAGCGGTGAAGGTAATTCAAGTGATGAAAAAGATTTTTTAAGGGCTATGGCTGAGCGATCTCTGGGTAATATTTAATATTAACTCAATGCCTTGGAGGTAACTACTTATGGCTAATACACTCGGTGTACGTGGTACAGGCGGACCAGCAGGTCCAGCGCGTGCTACAAACAAGGACGTCTCTGAAAGAGAGGATCTTGCTAATTTTATTACAATGATAACAAGGGACGAAACTCCCTTTACAGCATCTATCGGTAAAACTAAAGCTACTGCTATTTATCATGAATGGCAGACTGATGAGCTCGAAGCTCCTGGTAACTCACGAATTGGTGAGGGTACTGATTGGATCGCTCCAACTGCTGATGGTTCTGGTGGTACAGGTGCAACACCTGCTACTGGTGCTAAGTTCGCAGTCTCTGGTCCTAACAGAACCAGACTAGGTAACTATACACAGATCAATGGTAAAACTATTGCTGTGTCAGGAACTAGACGAGCTGTCGATCAGGCTGGTGTAGCTGATGAATACGCATATCAACTTAAAAAGCGTGGTACTGAACTACGACGTGACGTTGAGTTTGATATGATTCATGCTCATAACATCTCAAATGCTGTAGGTTCGCAAAACGCTAACTCACGTTCTGCGGGTGGATATTCATCATTTATTAACAGTACAGCTACTTGTAACTATGTAGGGCAATGGGAAGCTCCTTCTGCTGCTACTACAGGTGCAGGTAACGATAATGAAGGTACTGCTATTCCTCGATCTAGCGTTAACGTATCTTCTTCTGCAGCTCCAAATAGAGGTTCTTTAACATTATCTGATATTGATCAGGTTATGCAGAAAATCTATGAGGAAGGTGGTAAAGCTACTAAAGTTATGGTTTCACCAAAAATCCGTAGAGATTTCTCTGATTTAATGGTATCTGATACCGGGGTTAAGCGAGAAATCGGTGACAGTGGTAAACTACGACAATCTGTCGATGTATACATGTCTGACTTTGGTGACATCATGGTTGTGCCTAACTATATCATGGGATTATCTAACTCTCATGCTGCTATCTTAGGTGATGGCCACGCATCTAACTATTTCACAAGCAGTGGAATTCCAGATATGGCTGACTTTGCAGCTTACATCTATGATCCAATGTGGTTCTCAACAGCTTACCTACGATCTCTACAAGAGGTTGACGTAGGACAAAAGGGTGACTCAACTGTCGGAATGATGGTTGAAGAGTGCACTCTTGAAGTGCGTAACCCAAAAGGTTGCGGAGCTATTTACGGTCTTGCATAAGACTTTTTTGGGGAGGTTTAATCGCCTCCCCAATTTTTTTGATGAGGTAAGCTATGGAAGTACGTGTACCAATGCCAAGACCTAATAACATAGGTCCTTTAGTTGTACCAGCTCCTTTGGCTAAACCACTAGAACTTATGACCATAGATGAAAAGAAAGCTATGGTTGAAAACTATAAAAGAACTGTGCCTTATCATCATCGTGCGTTAGGAGATGTAGAGTTTAGAGCTGATATTGATAAATACGTTAATACTAGTCCTAGAGCAATACTAGCTCTTCATGATATAGAAAAAAGAACTGGAGGAGATTACGGTCAGTTAATAGATTTTAATGCGTTTCAAGATGCTGACAAAGATATGGGAGAAGATGGTAACTTAGGTAGTTATAACTGGAGACCTATAGGAGTGTTAAACGATCAGTATTTACAAGGTATTACTATAAATCCTGTAGAAACTGATTTCTTAGGAGACCTAATGGCGCAAGATTCTAGTCTGAGAGAATCGTTTAGAAAAAATAATATTAAAGATATTTATGCAAAATCACCGTGGTGGTCTACACTTAGACACGAGTTAGATCATTATGCAGATGATTATCTTTTTGGTCCTCTTAATTTTGCTCAAGCCCCTAACTTAAATACAAGTAAAAGTGGTCCTTTTACTTATGGTACAGCTAGTCGCCCAGATATAGTAAACGAACAAATGTGGTTAGCAAGTCATGGCTATCAAAGCGCATATGATCCAAGAAGAAGAGAAGTTATAATTACTGGTAAAAGAGATAAGTTTGTTCCTGAACAAGGACCTTTTTATGATTCAACTACTGAGTTAGGTTCTGACGTACAAAACGTACAAAACTTAATTACTTCTTTAAAAGCTGATTATGCTAAAGCTGAAGAGGCTGCTGAGCAAAAATTAATTGAAATGGGCTTTGATACACACAACGATATATGGAATAAATACACAAATAAAGAAATTAATAAAGAAGAATATAAAAAAGAAAACGATAAATATATAGATCGTATGCTTAAGTTTGGAGGAATGAACGATCAACAAAAAGCAATGTTTACAGAAATGGAACGATATGGTGGTAATTTTACATCATCTATGAGACATAGGAACTTAACTCCTTTAGATGTACTAGATGATAGAAGTACTGGTTACGCAGATTTTCTATATCCTCCAGAGATAGGTGATAGCAAAACAGCTGATTTATTAGAGTATGAAAACGTAAATATACCAGAAGGAAGTCATGCTGAAGCAATAAAAGCTATAGAAAGTTTAGCTTTAAAAAGATTAGAAGAGTTAGGTGTTCCAAGAACGCCAACAAACATACGTAAATTAAGTCTTTTAGATAGACTTGGTTCAGTGCTAGGATTAAGAGAACTTCCTAAACAACCAAGATATACATATTAATAACGGAGGGAAAAATGTACGTTATACGATCCGCAAACGGAAATATATATCCAGTAGATAGATCTGTTTTTAGAATAGCAGAAGCAACAGGTGGTGGATATAAACTAACTCATTTTACTGCTAATGCAGGTAGTGTAGCAACTAACGCAAACCCAGCAGCTGCAACTGCAGGTGACGAACTAGGTTATATAGGTAAGTCAGGTAGATTTGTTGCTATAACAGAACCAGCAACTTAGGAGTAATTATGGGTAAACAATATGAATTTGATTTTAGTAGTGCCACAGTAGATCCTAAAAAGTCTATTAAAGCAGGATTTGATTTAGAGACCGGACAGTGGCAAGCTACGCAAAACGTTCAACAATATTTAGATAGCGCAAAATTAGACAGGGATAAGCAAAACTATTTTGGCAGAACAAAGTATAAAGGTTTTCGTAAGATGGCTACTATACCAGATATAGTTGCTATTAAAATAAAAGAGGATTGGGGTATTGATTTACACGATCAAACCTTTATGCAAGATACTGACAAGATGGCAAAATTAAAAATAATTTTAAAGCAAGAATATCCTCATCTATTAATTAATACATAGGAGGATTATTATGACCTATGCTGAACTTGTTACATTAGTACGCAGTTGGTGTAATAGAGATGAGGAAGTTGTTAGTGACGATCAAATAAAAGATTCATTAAAATACGCAGCAGATAAAGCTTACAGAAAACTACGAGTACCTCCTTTAGAAAATGTAGCTGAATACGAAAAGTCTTTATTAGAAGCTGCTTCAACTACTAGTACATCTACTAGATTAAGCCGAACTGAATTAAAAATACCGTTTGATTTAATAGAAATTATACAAATAAAAGAAATAGACGCTGCTGGTTTACCTACTAGAGTATGGAATGAAAAGTTAGATGTAAGAACATTTAATGATCCTTCTGCTGAAAAGTATACTGCCAATAACTATTTTACAAGAGAGCGTAATGTTATTTATGTAAGTCCTGCCTTTGGTGAAAACACTAATAGTAATGCGGGTAATGCTATTGAAATGCTATACTACAGGCGTTTACCTGCCCTAGACGCTAAGTATGCGGTTACTGTACTAAACTATAAAGCTGGATTTTTAACTACATCAGGTGGTACAACACCTTTATACTTTGTAAATGGTAACACAACTGATGCGTATTTAACATCTACAGAGGCAACAGCCGCAGCAGATGGTGCAGGAACTAATACAGCAAATTATATAGGCACAGAAGTACCTAATTGGTTACGAGATGAAAACGAAAAAATATTATTATATGGAGCTTTAGTAGAAATATTTGCTTTTGTTGGCGATGACGAACAAGCAGCTAAATATAAAATAATGTTTGATGGTGAAATTCAAGAACTTAATGACGAAGATGCTAAGCGTAATTCTTCTGGAGGTAATGTACAAATAAACTTTAACGGGAGAGGGTTAATATAATGACAACACCAGCACGAGCAGGTCAGTTTACAGGAGCTACAGACAATGCAGCTAAAGGTGGTTTATTTACTGACTCAAAAATCGACGGTATACCCGATTTGGTGGCAGCAGATGTTGCATCGGCACAAACTTCTGCAGATACAGCCACTACTCAGGCAGCTACAGCGACTACGCAAGCAACCACAGCAACAACAAAAGCCACAGAAGCGGCAGCTTCAGCAACTGCAGCAGCTAGTTCTGCAACTGCAGCAGCTACAAGCGCCACAAACGCAGCCAGTAGCGCCACAACAGCTAGCAATGCTGTGTCTTCTGTTAACACAAACGCGACAAACGCTGCTACAAGTGAGACAAATGCAGCAACTAGTGCTACAAACGCAGCAGCTTCAGCTTCGACAGCGTCGACTCAGGCCACAAATGCCACAACACAAGCAAACTCTGCGCTTTCTAGTGCGTCTGCGGCTAATACAAGCGCTTCTAACGCGTCTACTAGCGCAACTAACGCGTCAAACTCAGCCTCAGCGGCTGCAACTAGTGCTAGTAACGCTGCAACTAGCTACGATAACTTTGATGACAGGTATTTAGGCGCAAAAAGTAGCAATCCGTCTGCAGATAACGACGGAGATTCACTAATTACAGGAGCTTTGTACTTTAATAATACAAGTGGTATGAAAGCTTACAACGGATCTGCGTGGGAAGACTTAAAGCCTACAACTGCAGAACAAAATAACATAAACAGTCTTGCAGGAATCCTTGATGGTACAAAAACTTATGCCGTAACTGTAACAAACCCAGGCAGTGGTAACGTATTTGTACTAGATGGAGTAAATGCTCCTGCATTAACACTAGTAAAAGGATTTACTTATACATTTGACGTAAGCAACGGAACTGTAGGAGGACACCCACTAGCATTTAAAGATTCTGGTGGTAATGCTTATACTACCGGTGTAACCGTTAGTGGTAGTGCAGGTAACGCAGGTGCTACGGTTGTATTAGCTATACCTAAAACAGGTACAATGCCTGCAAGATACTATTGTACTGCTCATGGTAATGCTATGGGTAATACTATTACTGTTGAAGAGAATGATATTGCTACTGTTGCTTCTATATCTACTGAAATAGGTGAAGTAGCAGCTATTGATAGTAACGTAACAACCGTTGCAGGTAATAATAGTAATGTAACTACAGTAGCTGGAATATCAGGTAACGTAACCTCAGTAGCTGGTGTAGCTGCTAACGTAACTACAGTAGCAGGAATAGCAAGTAACGTAACAACTGTGGCAACTAATAATAGTAATGTTAGTACTGTTGCAGGATCTATAAGTAACGTAAATACAGCAGCAGGATCTATAGGTAATATTAATACTACAGCTGGAGCTATAAGCAACGTAAATACAGTAGCAAGTAATATAACAGATGTTAATACTTTTGCTAATAGATATAGAATACAGAGTGGTGAGCCTAGTTCTAGTTTAGATGAAGGGGATTTAGTTTTTGACAGCGCAACAGGAGTAAAAGTATTAAAGTATTATAACGGATCTGCATGGGTAGAAGTGGCAGCTAATACAAAAGGTATTGGCAACGGTAATGTAGCAGAATTTACTACAGGCGTAGCTGACGACGATTTTTTAAGAATTAGCGGTACAAAAGTAGAAGGACGTTCTGCTTCAGAGGTACTAACAGATATAGGTGGAACTACAGCTACAGCTGCTGCAGATGAAGCCACAGCATTAGCTATTGCATTAGGATAGGGAGAAACTATGGCAAATACATTTAAATTACATAATCAAGCTACGGCTTCTACAAACGCAATAGGTGGTGGAGCAGCCGATGATTTTTATACAGTTCCGGGCAGTACAACAACAATTGTTTTAGGATTAATGTTGTGTAACATACATACATCACAAATAACTGTTGATGTTAAAATTGTTAATGCTAGTCCAAGTGTTACATCTCATTTGCTAAAAGGTGTTGCAATACCTTCAGGAAGCAGCTTAGAAGTATTATCAGGTAATAAGATTAATTTAGAAACCGGAGATAAAATACAAATACAATCTAGCGTAGCTGCTAAAGTAAGCGCAACAATGAGTATAATGGAGATAACCTAATGGCACTTATAGGAAATCAAGCAGCAACAACATATCAACAGATACCTGATGTACAACGATTTAATGGAGATAATAGTGATACTACATTTACTCTTAACCGAACCGTATCTAATGTACAAGACATATTGGTATCGGTAGATGGGGTTGTTCAAGATACAACAGCGTATAGCATACCTGACGGAACTACGTTAACTTTTACAGCAGCTCCTTCTACAGGTACAGCAAATATATTTGTAAACTATTTAGGATTATCAGAAGGAAGTATAACTCCTCCTGACGCTAACAAAGGTAACTTTAGACTTGGTGGAATGTTTAGGATTAACGCTCAGACTGTAGACGTTAATACAACTATCAACGCTAATGAAAATGCTAATGTTACAGGACCCATAACAATAGGTAGTGGCATTACGCTTACCGTAAACTCGGGAGGCCACCTGGCAGTGATATGAGCAACTTATTAGTACAAAATATAAAGCATACGAATAATACTACGGCTATGACAATCGATAGTAGTGGGCGAGTATTAACTCCTGCAAGACCAACTCTGTTTGCTGATTGCGATAATGGAAGTTCAGCAGGATACGATACAATAGGGGATTTCAGCACAGTGCCTTATAGAAATATTGTATCGGGTTCTGGTATTTCTTTAGATACATCAGAGTATGCTTTTACAATTCCAATCACTGGTTTTTATCAGGTAAACGCAACAGTATTAAATAATAATGTTGAAACTGTTGAGATTGCAATGACAATTGGTGGTGCAAGTAGTTCCAATATAGTTCAAAGGTCTATGTCATATCAAGATAATAAATCTTGTTTTTTGCATCATGCAATGGAGCTTCAAACTGGTGATGTATGTAGAATACTAAATGTTTCTGGAGGTAATAGAGGGTTTCACAGAAACACAAATGCAAATGACAGATATACGTCACTTTCTGTTTATTTAGTAGGATAACGCCATGAGTGAAGAATTAAATTTTTTAAGACAACATAGAAATAAACTATTAATTGAAAGCGATTGGACGCAAGCTAATGATAGTCCTTTATCTGATGATAAAAAAGCTGAATGGAAAACATATAGACAAGCGTTACGAGACATTACAAAAACTGCTAAACCAAAAATGAATAGTAGTTATAGTAATTTAGATATGTCATCTGTAACCTTCCCGGAGAAACCATCATGAGTACATTAAGAGTAGACAACTTACGAGGACAGACGGCAGATGGTAAAAGTAGGTATATAGTACAAGTTGCTGAAGCACTTAAGACAGATGTTTTTTCAACATCATCAACTTCTTTTGTTGACGTAACAGGATTATCTGTGAACATAACACCTAGTTTTTCCACAAGTAAACTGCTTGTTTCATTTAATGTGGCTGTAGGGCGTAATGCAGGGTCTCAAAGCACTATGCAATTGGTAAGACAAGTTGGTGGGTCAGACACTATTATTAATCCATGCGCATACAATCAAGGAACAACTATGACATTTAATGGCAGTAGTGATGCGGGTTGGGATAGAGAACTTCAATCTTATCAGTTTCTTGATTCACCCTCAACTACATCACAGGTCAATTATAGATTAAGAACTTACTTTTATAGTGCTAGTTATATTATGTATGTAAATCGTTGTCACAATAGTTCAGATGCTACTGGATCGTCTACTTTGACAGTCATGGAGATAGCCCAATGAGTACACTATCAGTAGATACAATACAAGGCAAGACCACAGCAGGAACATTGGCTATTCCAGCAGGTATGGTAGTGCAAACTGTTTTCCACAAATTCACTACAAACACATCATTAGATAGTAGTTCAGATACTGATATAGGGGGTACATCACTTACCTTTACACCAAAGTTTGCTTCTAGTCTTTTAATCCTAAGTTGTAGCGTTTCAATTAATATTTATCGTTCCAACATTAATAACGGATGTACTATTAATTTTAATGTTGATGGGTCAAATATTGATAATACTGGCGAGGATTATGAACTTCTTGATAGCGTACCATCTGGTAATACAAATGTTTATGTTAGAATGAATAAAGACGTTTCTATGAATGCCTCTAATACAAACGCAAAAACAGTTAAACTTACTGGAAGAGTTTATCAGACTGGAAGTAGTGGTGTAGCTGTTATAAATTCTGGCTCAAATTTTACAAGCAGCATTACAGTTCAAGAAATATCACAATAGGGAGAAAACAATGACAACAATAGCAACAGCCTTATCTGAATTAGGCATTAAAGAGTGGGTACTTAGAGGAGAACCTACAAGCGAAGCAGAGTTTAACTCAATGTTTCGAAAAGTAACAGGAGCAGATAGCAATGGTTCAGCCATTGAGAGTTCTAATCCTAGTGACTTTGGTACTACTTGGAAAGCAGTATCAGATAAAAAGGCAGCACTTATAGCAGCTGCTCCACTAGCAGAGCTTCGTAACCAACGGAACGCTAAGTTAGCTGAGACAGACTATTTAGCTCTGTCAGACGTAACTTTATCTGCGGATATGAAAACTTACAGACAAGCATTACGTGACTTGCCTGCTCATGCAAACGGCAAGGACGCAGCTTTCGATAGTGATGGTAGAACATTGAAGAATGTGACTTGGCCTACTAAACCGTAGGAGGATTAAATGGCTTTAACTAAAGTTAGGACAGCAGGTTTCGACCATGGACAAAAAGGAAATAGTTTAGTTAATACAGGAACTATATTACCTCATGGTAGTAGTACAGCTCCTACTGGATTTTTATCCTGTGATGGTAGTGCTGTAAGTCGTACTACATATGCAGATCTTTTTGCTGTAATAGGAACTACCTGGGGTACGGGTAATGGCTCAAGTACTTTTAACGTACCCGATTTACGTGCAGCTATGATTAGAGGAACTGGTACTCATGGTTCTAGCACTAACGGAAATACTGGTGCTGCATTTACTAGAGGTAACGTAGGTACTTTAGAAAATGATTCTGTTCAATCTCATTCACATAATATTAGTTTCTATAATGCTGGCTCTGCTCAAGGGTCAAGTTATAAATCTGGTTCTGGAGGATCGGATTGGGCTGGAAGCACAACAAAAACTGCAATGATCGAGAGTACTGGCGGTAGAAGTGGAAATGAAACAACAGGATTTAATGCGTCAGTTTTATACGTAATAAAAACATAGAGGAAGATTATGGCAATAACTTGGAAAATAAATAACTTAACAAGTAAATCTTCTGATGGAGGAGTTATTACTGTTGATTGGCAATGTGAAGTTAAAGATGATACGCACAATGATTGTTTGCATATAGTTAAGGATTCATTTAATTGTACTCCTGATCCTACAGCAGCGGGGTTTATTAAATACACAGACTTAACTGAAAGTAAAGTTTTAGAGTGGGTATACAATAATATACCCGTAGGAGATGAAACTCCTTCTTCTGCAAAAGCAAGACTTGAAGCATTTGCTTCTAATATTGTAAAAGATATGGTAGAAGATAAAACAAAAAATACAAAAGGTTTACCTTGGAGTTAGGAGAATAACATGCCATATATAGGGAAAGCGCCTAACCAAGGAGTTAGGAATAGGTTTGTTTACCAAGCAACAGCTGGCCAGACAAGCTTTAGTGGGTCAGATGCAAACTCTCTTACGTTAGCTTATGCTGATGGAGAGTATGTAGATGTATACCAGAATGGAGTATTACTTAAACCTGTAACAGACTATCAGGCTACTTCAGGTACTACAGTTATATTAACTACAGGAGCGTCAGTCAGTGACGTTGTAGAGATTATAGCTTATGATGCTTTTACAATAGCTAATAGTTATACTAAAGCAGAAGCAGATGATAGGTATCCGTTCTTAGGTAACAACTCAATGATTAGAACAAACGGTAATAGTATTACAGCAGATATAACAATACCTTCTGGTAGCAATGGTATGTCAGCAGGACCTATTACTCTTAATAACGCGACTGTTACAGTCAATGGCGTATGGACGGTGGTATAAATGACAAGCAGATTATTAGTAGATAAAATTGAATCAAAATCAGGCACTCAAATTGATATGTCTACAAATGACGTAATTATGCCAACAGGTCATGTTATTCAAACAACACCAATGGTAGCCATAAATGATGTTCAAGAAGTAGGGGCTAACTCATCACAAAATACACTCATAGGTAATGGAATTATATGTAGTATTACTCCAAAAAAGGCAAACAGTAAAATTAGAACTTGTTTAAGTTATTTTGTCTTTGTTGCTGATGGTACAGCAGCTAATATATTTATGGGTAGAAGTGTTGCAGGTGGAACTTATAATTATGTAAATAGTGGGAAAACACAAAATAGATTTGAAGGTCAATGGAGTAATGGAATCATAGATCTTATTGATACTCCTACATATTCAGTAGGACAAACAATTTCGTATCAACCTTATTGGAATACATCAAATACCTCCTCTAATATGTATTTTGGTATTAGTGGTGGAGCTATTACGTTCTATTTACAGGAGATAGCATAATGGCAAGTGAATTACATGTAGACGCGATCAAGCACTCCGGTGGTACGAGTGCCTTGACGATAGATAGTAGTGGGAATATTACAGCTAACGCAAATGTTCATTATGCAGGGGGAGTAGTGCAAACAGTAAGCAATACAAGTTATGGAAGTTCTGCATATAGCTTGAGTGCAAATACTGAGCAAAATGTTATCTCTTGTAGCATCACTCCTAAGTATTCAAGCAGTCATATGTTTATTACTATAATATGGTATTATGCTCCAATAAGCAGTAATGATGATTATGGTCTTGCAATGAGAAGGGAAATAGGTGGTTCATTAACTGGGTATGTTAATGGTTCTACAAGACCAGATGCCACAAGAGGAAAATTTACTGTAGGAAGCACTACAAGAGAACCTTTTTTCTGGCATGATGATGCACCTAATAACGCAAATGGGTCAAGAATATACTATGATTATTCAGTTATGCCAGCTTCAGCTTTTCTAAAAGATACCTATTCTGGAACTGATGCAAGAACTTATCAAATGACATTAGGCACTTCAGATACAGGAAAAACTATATATTGGAATAGGAATACTCAAGGTACAGTATCAGGTGGTGGAAACACAGCTATCATAATACAGGAGGTAGCACAATAATGGCCTCAATAATAAAAGTAAATACCATACAAGACGCAACGAACTCTAATACTGCTATGACTATTGATAGCACAGGACGTATTCTAACTCCTGCCAGACCTGCGTTTAGAGCTACAATAGCAGGGTCAAGTTCATCACATGGCGATCAAGGTGTGTTGATTTTTGAAACAGAAGATTTTGATACTGGTGGAAATTATGACCACACAAATGGCACATTCACTGCTCCAATAGCAGGGATATATCATTTTATGTTTAGGTCTTTGACTGCGACAACAAATGGAGGTGTTGCGTCTAATGATGGTGACGTTGTATTTGCAGACATACAAAAAAATGGTTCTAATGTCTCTGGTACTAGAGCTTACTCTTATTTTGCGAGTGCAGGAGCGCATCATGCAACACTTATGATTAATCAAATACTTCAATTATCTGCTACTGACACAATAAGAATTAATGTTCCTCAGGAGTTTGTGTATTCTGATACGAATGCGCAAAATGACCCAACTTTTCAAGGATATTTATTAGGATAAAGATATGTCAAAAGAAATGGAAAAATTAAGAGTAGTAAGAAATGAAATGTTGTCAGATAGTGATTGGTCAGTTATGCCAGACAGCCCCTTATCAGATAGTAAGAAAGATGAGTGGAAAACATACAGACAAGCTTTAAGAGATATAACGAAAACGTCTAGTCCAAAGATTGACTTTGATACATTACAAGTAGATCCATCCTCAGTAATCTTCCCGGAGAAACCATCATGAGCAAAGCAGCAGAGCTAGCCAGCTTAATAGGCAACATCAACGCAGGCGGTGGTGGAGTAAATAGGAACTGTGTAATTAACGGAGATATGAGCGTTAGTCAGAGGGCAACATCCGTTTCATCTATTACAGGAGCAGGATA